CGGGCGTGATCGACCTCGGTCACCACACCGTCGCGGAGCAGGTTGTTGATCTGTTGGGGCAGCGCACTATCCATGCCCCCATGTTCCCGGCGTCCCTTCGCGCGCGCACGTAGCGCGGTAGGTAGATTGAGCCGCTACAGCGGCGGGCGCGCGCGCCGCGCCGCTACGATCATCACCGCGTCAGCTCAGATCAGCCGGCGGTACATCCTCCGGTGCAGTGGGCACTACGTCTACCCACGTTCCCGACGTATCGTCGTAGGTGACTGGCACGCTGCGGCTGGACGGGGGCGCGTAGTCGGTGACCGATGGCGGCAGCGACTGGCCACGCGGCACCGGCGCGGCGAACGTGCCGTCCGCCTTGTTCCAGAGCGGTCGGCCGCTGTAGTCCGGCTGAAGCACCCAGAGGCCCTGTCCATCGTCCCACGCGTTGCACTGCGGGGTGGTGCCATCCAGTCGGAACGGCTCAGCCAGCGTCACGCCGTTGGGCAGCTTGTCGCCGAGCGCGAGGCGGTTGGGGACTGGCATTGCAGTGCGCGTATCCCACAGCATCCGATTGCGGTAGTCGGCCACTACATCCCAGCGCTTTCCGTCGTCAGAAAGGCGCAGTGCCTGGAACTCGCCAGCAGTTCGCTTGGGTGCCACGTCAACGGTGTGATCCGGGAGATACCAGGCGCCGTCCGGGGAGGGCTGCAGCCGCACCGGGCCTATGTGTGCGTGGGTGATCGGGTCGAAGGCGTGGGCAAAGCGGGGTTCGTTGGACATGCTCCGGTCCTCAGTAGGTGATGCAGTAGATCATTCGCAGACCCGCCGGCAGGTTGCGGTCGCCGCCGGTGTTGGCCACCGTGATCGCATGGGTGTGCGCGCCGCCGTCAGCCGCTGTAGCGCTGTTGCCGTGGTCGCCAACCTGCGCGATAGAAATATCGTGCGAGTGAGCGCCGGCGCCATTCATGCCGATGTTGTGGGCGTGGCCACCTGCGCCATCCGTCGTGAAGCTATGGGAGTGAGCACCAGCGGGGCTGGTGTTCGGCCAGGGGTTGTCGTAGTCAACATTGCCGCGCGAGCCGGCGTGCTGGCCGTAGTCAGCACCCCACGGGTAAGCGAAGCCAGCTTCGGCGAAGGCGGTCAGGTGCTGGTGATCGCCTACCGCAGACGTACCGCCGGTATGCGCGTGGTGGCCCTGCGAGTCAGTCCATGCGCCGTGAGCGTGATCGCCCACACCGCTTGCACTTGCGCCGTGTGAGTGTGCGCCGCCGGCACCAACACTGATCGTGTGGCTGTGGTTGCCGGCACTGGCCGAACTAGCGGTGTGGGCGTGGCGGATCACCTCACCGGCGGTGAAGCCGCCAACGGCGTCGGCGCTGTTGGTATGGGTTACAACGGTGCCATCGCCCATAGCCGGAAGGTTGAAAGTGGTCTTGCCGTCGCCGGCGCCGTAGAGGGTGCCAATGGCAGCGAACAGGTCCGCGTAGGTGGTGCGGGAGACGGCAGCGCCGTTGCACAGGAGTGTGCCAGCCGGGGCGCTCTTGCCGGCGAACATGATGACCTGGCCGAGGATGCGGTTGGCCTTGGTGACAGGATCGAAGGTGCCACCATGCCAAACAGGCTTGCCATTGAACCGCAGTTCACTGCCACCCAAAAGCAGTGGAGCGTAGGCGCTGTTGCTCAGGGTCACCGCGTCAATGGTGACGCCGCTGCTATCCGCAAAATCGCGGATCATCAGCCGAGACTTCGCCCCGATGTAGTCAAGGCCAATCGTGGATCGCAACGTCACGCCCTGGCTGACGACCAGAGCGCCCGTGATGGTGCCGCCGGCCCGGTCCAGCTTGTCGCCGGGATTGAAGTTCGCATCGGTCCACAGCTCCGCCCATGCCTTCCAGCGCTGGTCAGCGGGCGCGGTGTCGCGGCGGGATCGCATCCAGAACCGGTTTCCACCACCGTAGTCGGCGGCTAGGGCAAGGCCACGGGAGTTGTCATAGCTGGGCAGGGACCAGGCAATGGTGTACTGCGCCGGCATCGTGGTAGGCGAGGGGTTGCCCTGTCGGTTGATGCGCAGCGCGTTCCACGTGTCCACCCAGCTGTCGTCATTGCTGGTCGGGGTGAGATAGGCCACGCGCGCAGCCACGTCCTCAACGGAAGCTGCGCCGATCTCGCTCAGGGTCCATCCAAAGTTCACGCCGCCGTTCACATCCTTGGCGGTGTTCCCGATGGTCACCTTACGGGAAGCGCCCCATGCCGTGGTTACGATGTTGGCGGAGCCGTCGAATGCGGTTCCGTTGATCGTGCGCGGTGCTGCAAGACTGCTGGCGGTGTCGGCGTTGCCAGTCAGCTTGCCCCGGAACTCGGCCGCATAGACCCAGCTGCCGGTAGGGTTCATCACGATCTTGTTGGGGTTGGCCGCATTCGTAAGGCGGAATTCCTTGCCGCCGGTAATGTCGTGCAGCTCCAATCCGGTCTGTCCCTCGGTACCGCCTTGTTTGAACTGCCAAGGACGCTCTGAGTAAAGCTCGCACAGCACCTTCCCGTCGCCAGATCCGGTTCCGATCCGGGCAGCCGCCATCTCGGTAAAGCCGTTCTTGTAGACCACCAGCTGGCCGGCTGTGCTGGTGTTGCCATTGGGGCGCAGGTAGACGAACCCACCGTCGCTACTCGCGGCGGCAGACAGCACCACGCTGCCCACGGCACTACCGCGCAGCGCGGCGCCGGCGGTACCGAGATCGAGGGTTTGATCGTCAGACAACGACGCGCCCAGGGCGAACGTCTGACGACGGCCCCAGCGGTTCTCGGTACCATCGACCAGGCGCCGAAGATCGCCCATGTAAGCGAGCGGCTGAGCGGTGGCGTAGATGATCCCCTGCGGCTCGGCAGTGACGAACGTGCCAGGGCCGTGATACGTCGCGCCGGTGGCGTTGACCAGGCGCACGGCATGGCCTTGGTTGTACTCGCGCTGCTGCAGCCACAACTCGACACCTGTGGACTTGCCCGCCGCATCTGTCATCAGCACCAAGCCAAGGCGGCTGGCGCGATCAAGCGAAGAGTCGGCGCCGATTCGGGTGTGCTGCACCATGCCATCAACAACCGCCTGCGTGAGCACTGTGGTTGCGTCGAACGTGCGCGTGGACGCAGCGATCTGCTCCCAAGCGTAGCGCGGGCTGCCGATTGCGCCATTGGTCATTTCCAACAGCAGAATGCTTGCGGCAGCGCCGCGCCACGGCAGCGTGCCCAGCTTGATCCATCGAACTTGGTTCGAGTTGCCGGGAATCGCGTCAATCGGCTGAACCTTTCCGATCTGCGGGAAGTCGGCGGCGTGCATGCCGTCGAGCGTGTCGGCGTCCAGCCCCTTGCCGTGGCCCATGTCCTTGAGCGCGGCGCCCTTCACTTCGAGGCTGGTGCGGATAGCCGCGGCCGTGGCCAGCGCCAGCATCGTCTTGACGAACGGTGTCGGTGCATTGGCGCCGAAACGGTCGTCTAGGGCGGCTCTCAGCCCGCGAGCGGTGACGGCGCGCACCCCGTCCGCGCCCGCGATGGTTTCGGGACCATCTGCCAGCTCGACTACGCCGGCGACCGATTCAGTGGCCGGCGGGTTCAGGAACTGCGTGCTGCCGAACTTGATCTGCGCCGTGTCGATATCGGCGAACACCACGTCGGCCGAGAGCAGCAGCGTGGAGATGCTCGCCTTCTCCATGATCGCGTCAGCTTGGCCGTACACGGCAAACAATGTGCCGTCCGCCAGGTACAGGCCGAAGCCACGTAGCGGGTACTTGTCGGTACCGCTGTCCTGCAGCGTGACGTGGATCGTGTCAGCCGCAACGGACTCGCCGCCGAAGCTGGTCATCCGCTTGAACTCTCCGGGCAGCTGCGTCATGGCCGCAGTGGGGGTGAAGCCGGTAGAGGTCAGTCCGATCTGAGAAATCAGCACCGTGTTGGTGCCGGTGTTGGTGCCGTTGACCAGCTTGGCGCGGCCGGCGTTGGTGATCTTCATGCGCATGGGGGGTCAATCTCCGGTCATCGTCAGGCGGCGGTAGACCGCCGCTTGGGCACCTGCGACGGTTCCGACTTGGCTGTCGGCCTGAATGCCTTGGGTGAAAGTGAAGTGCGAGCGCACGGGCTTTGTGCGGTTGACCGCGTCCACGATCTGGTGGACGAACTCGGCCGACGACTCCTGACCGCCGTCGCCGCTGATGGTCAAAAACAGGCTGAACGTGTGCGGTTCGCCCTGCGGGGTCATCTGCCACCATTCGCGGATCTTCATCTGACCGCCAAAGCTGGCGATCAGGTCCGCGATGCTCTTGGCGGTCCCTTTGTGGCGCTGGATCTGGAACGAACTGGCGATGCGGGCGCGCTTGATGCGCTCCGGCCAGTTGCTGTCCCAGGTATCCACCGACACGCTCCACGCGAGGAACGGCAGGTATTCCGCCGGGCAGTTCCACGGGTTCCAGAGCGTGTCGTGAACCATAGGCACGCCCGACAGCTGCGCATCGGCGCGCTCTACCGCGCGTTCCAGCCGCGTCGAATTGGGGGGCAGCAGGGAGGTGGCGT